CGCCCTCGCCAGGCTGGTAATCCTCGTCATCCAGCCACGCGCGCAACATCGCACGCACATCCGGCTGCTTCGAGTTCAGCCCGTAAGGCGGGTCCGTCACCAAAGCGTCAACACTGTTAGCTGGCAGCTCACGCAACCGAACAGCAGCATCACCAACCATCAACTTACCTGAACGAAACTCAACCGTGCTCATTATATTATTTCCTAAACTTAGCAACCATCACGACCCGCACAGCCTTTGCACAGACCGGAAAACCAGACACACAACATCACACAAACTCACGGGCACACCACGGACAAACACCCTCACCAGCGGCACGAACAACAAGCTCCACCCACTCACCCTGATACACGAACACAGGCTCCATAACCGTCACCCATTCCGGGGTATCATCAGGCCACAACCCAGAACGAACCAGCTGGTCAACCAACGCCTTCGTCAACGGAGCAACATAATTGTGAGGGTCGCGCTTCCGACGGTCAGGCACCGGGATACGCAGCTGCACCGCACACCGCCGCCCAACCAACGCGTCACGCTCAACCTTCGGCAAACGATTCCACGCCATACGACACGCCACCGTCCACCGGTGAACCTCGTGCCGCTCATCGGTCCAATGCAAACGCCGGTTTGCCGACGGCAACGGACCTTTCGGACGGCGGAACCGCACAACCAACGTGTCTGCATCGTCTTCGTCGTAAATCACAGCGGCATCCCATCCGCGTCAACAGACGCTTCCAGCAGCTCACCCCGAAACAGCGCACGACCACCCCAAATCTGCACAGGCTCAACGTTATACAGCTGGTCGCCATCCTCCTGATACGCCATCACCCACAGCCCCTGCTGCCAATCTTCCGTCCGATGCTGACCCGTCGCACCACGCGAGTTTACGCCGGTGTGCGCCGAAGGGACCTTTCCGTCAAGACGACACAACGTCCCCGGCGAACCGGCAAGAAAGGTGCGAGGACCGTAGCGCGTGTGCCGCGTCTGATACAGCAGCTCCGCCCGGTGAATGTGCCCATACACCGTCGAAGCGGACTCCTTTTGCAGATAGCCGGCAGCGTTCGCGCCCTTCCCCGACTTGGCTGTGTCCCCGTGAATAAAACGGAGGTTATCATTTAGCCACACCTCACCTTCCGGATAAGGTGCCACATACTCGACACCGAGCTCATCAAGACGGCACAAAAACGGCACCGAAAGAACAGGGTGTGTTTCCTCGCCCGGACGTTCCAACGCGATAAGGTGTGGGGCATGGTCCGTCAACCAGTTTTGCAACCGGACCTCGTGGTTACCCTCAATCCAGACAATACGCGCATCCGGTGCCAAAGCGCGGAGCTTCGCATACTCGGCGTGCGCACGCTGCACCGCTTCCGACAGCATGCCCAAAGCGGCGGGTGCCGTCCGGTGCGAACCGAACTCCGGCAAATCAAGGTCGTCGCCCAAATTCACGATTGCGTCAATGCCATGTTCCTCTTGCACGCGCGCCACAACCTGGTGTGCCACGTCCAACGCCGCCGGGTCCTCGAACGGGATTTGACGGTCCGGAAGGACCACCGCAAACTTGTAACCCGTGTTACGACGAACACGCTTCGGTGCCGCCTCAACTTGAACGTTCACCGGCTCCGCCTGCCGAACCTCAAACGCCGAACCGTCCTTAGTTTCCGGGGTAAGAACGATAGTGGCCTTGCGGCGCTCCGAACGCTGTTGCGCCGGCGTCGCCTGCTCTTCGCCGGGCTCACGAGTCCAACCGTCCCACTCAGAACCCCCGGATTCCACCTTCAACTGTTTAACGCGACCGACACCGGCGGCGTTTGCTTTTTCCATCAGCTCACGTGCCGCAGCAAGCTGCTGGTCAACGTCAGACGAACCGTCAATTTCCACTTCTGTGACATTGTTTGCGTCGCTGTGCTGCTCACCGTTCCAATGCCGGCGCCCATACTCGTTTAGCGTTTTCCGCTTTGCCGGCGGGTGGCCTTGCGAACGGAGCCACTTTGCCAGCTCAGCGCCACGCAAACCAGAACGCCAAAGCTTCTCCAACTCGTCACGTGCAGGGTGCTTCGAAAGCGGGGTGTTCACAATGTTCTCCATCGTAGGTATTTACTACGGTCCTGGTATTTCCAAGACGCGCAACCATCTAACCATCAAAACGGAACTGTAACATCTTCTGATGAGCTGCTATCGAACATTTTTACAAGCTCGACAGGTGCAGAACCGCCACGTGCCTTCTCACGAACCTCGCGAACGTATCCCTCCTTTGCCAGCTGGTTCACCGCCTGACGGACATACTGCGCCCGTCCAGAAACCTGTTTTTCGATAGTCGAACGATACTGAGGACCGTCCGCATCCTCCAAAAACTTCGAGACGCGCCCCATCAAAATTGTTGGCCTGCCGCCATCAGCGCCTTCGGCAGGTTCCGAAAGCGCTATCCGGATGTTCCCTCCATCATCTTCCACCCTAACAGTAACGTCGCAAACCACCGCTCCGACTGCCCGATGCCCGCCACGGTCTTTGCGAGCCCGGAGCTGAGCCGAACCGGACTGGGAACGCGTCCAAGGCTCCTTAACGTGGAAAGTGTAATACGCTCCCGAAACCGCGTCAGTTTTTGCGCTCGCTCCCCTTCCGCGCATTGCGCGGCTACCGTTTTCACCCTCAGCGTGACCGGTGTGGTCGATAGCAAGAAACGTCAGCTCCGAAGCCTCAAACCGTTCCAGCACGGAAGTGTGAAACTTCGTGTATTCGTCGTTTGCCATCTCGGAAAGGCCCAACGCCGCCATCGCCCGAGCAACAGAGTCCAGAACCGTCAGAGTAGGGCGCCACTTGCTGGCAAAACCGACCAGCTGCTCCAACTTTCCACCCGAAAGCGCACCGGTCAGCCGCCAATACGCGACCCGACCGGCCTGCTCCTTTGTCAAACCAAGTGCTTTCAGCCGCAACGCTACCGACCTGATGTTTGACTCGTAATCAAGGAGTAGCACCACCCCTCCGTCACTGGCAACCTCGCAAGCGAGGTGCTGAGCCAACATAGACTTACCCGAACCACCCGGACCAGCGACAACGTGGCTTTCGCCGGCGTAAAGGAGAGGTTGTCCGCCAATGATGTTTCCCACTGTGGGGACGACCTCCGGCATGTCCTCGTCCCACACGGAAGCGAGCCACACCGGGCCTTCGGAAACCTCAGCAGCGGCAAGGTCAGGAACAGGGTCCCGGCCATCAAGAAACACGGGTCCGTCGTCGTCTGGAAGGGGAACGTCTGGGGTAGGGTCAATAACGGAAGGCAGGTCAACGGGCGTCATCGGTAATCTCCTGGTGATACTCAACGCGGGCGAGCTCGGTCATACGGTGCAGGACCTCCCACACCGACGCACGAAACTGTTCTTCGGTGAATGGTGGGGTGTTGTCGTTCATCACGTCTCCGGCGGGTGTGTGTCTACAACGGTCCGGGCCGCGACAGCGGGTGCAAGTAGGTAAACGAATGATTTTTCACGATACGGTCACTGCTGAAACCAAAAACGCAAACCTGCGAGGTTTTTGGGGCAACAACAACGGGGACGGACCCCTCAAAAAATACCGGGTCCGTCCGCCCGTTATGCTCACAATGAGCACAAGGTCCGTCCGGGTCCGTCCGCCCCAACACAGCGCAAAACGCCTCTAAACAGTCGTTTTTTTAGGTCCGTCCGGCTTCGTCCCAACCTTGCGGACGCCGAAGGCCCCCGAACCGGCGGGTCCGTCCCGTCGTCCCCCCCCCTAAGGGGGACGACGGACGAACCACCGACGGCGCCCGGCGCCAAAGTCAAAGACAGTAACTACCGGAGGTCGTATGAGAAAAAGAAAAACAAGCCGCCATTTCGACAACGACGGTCACAAACACAGTCGGCGCCGGTATCCCGAAGCTCCCCGAGCGCTCTACCTTGGCGGACCGCTGCACGGGCAAACACTTCCCACCCCCGACCTCCCTCCTACCCTAACTTACGACAACACCGACGACTGGGTAAATCATCCGACAGTTGGCGCGCCGCTCTACCTTTACACCAGAGGGCAGATGGCAGACGTAGACGGTCACGTCTTCCCCATCTACACAGCAACACCGGGTGACGAAGAAAAAAACTGCACAGTCCGAAGCCTGCTGCACGACCAACCCCCCACTCCATACCCGAAACGCCCACAGCCGCCGAAACGGAAACACCCCGACGACAATAGCTAACACACGGACCGGATGGGACAACCAGTGGCTGACAAACAGCGACACCACCGACTAACAGCCGACGAACGCGCAAAAATCGTCGAGCTGTGGCTTGAACGTGTCCCGGTTCGCGATATTGCAGAAAAAGTGGGCCGCAACAAAAACACGGTGGTGAACGTTACACAGCAGTTCCGAGAGGAGCGGCGGCGCGAGTTGCAGGACCACCTTGCGGATTTGCACACCCGACACGTTGCCCAGGTTGAGCGTAACGCACAAGACGCCCGGCGCGCGTTCGGTGAAGCATACGAAATCGGTGAGCTCGGCCCGGCGGCGGCGTTTCTCCGCCAAGAACTCGCAGCGCTGGAACGTGCCGCGAAGCTGTTGGGCACGGACCAGCCTACGAAGCTTGAACATTCCGGTGTTGTGCAAACAAACGAAGCGTCCGCCCTGGAAAAGCTTGCCGAAACGCTAAACAGTATGGCAGAAAAAACGGAAACCGACGGTTGAAATGGTTGCCAGACGCTGAAAGTGCCGGACAGTTGCCAGTAACACCACACCCGCACCAGGAGACACCTATGACACCTTTTCAGCGTTTGCAGCTTGTCGGTGAGCTGCGTTACCGGAACCAAATACTGTTGCAAGCAGCGTTGGACGCAGAAAACGCGAACGTGTCGTCTGACCCGCTTCGGGTAGACCGCTACGGTGTTTTGCACGAGCTGCTGACGGCGGAGGAAGCACGGTTGCACGATGCCGTCATGCCGAAACTGACGCACAAGCAACAAAGGGTTTAAACATGCGACCGTTGACGTCATTTACGTTTCACATAGACACACCCAAAACCGGTGACGGTGTGCTCTACCTCGTTCTTGCGTCAGAAACCGTTTCAATCATGCTTTACGGGTTCATCTTTTCCGGGCCCAGACCCACAAGTTACAGCTACGCCGCATACCTTGGCGCACTAATCTACACAGCACGTCACACAACCTTCCAAGCGGTGCGGCGCTGGATACCTACCGTAAGTGTAGCCGTTGCCGCACCCCTTATCCTATACGCAGCAAACGGCACAACGGTTGCAGCTGCAACACAGCCGGAAAAATTTGCAATGTGGGCCCTCTACGAAGAGCTGTTTTTCCGGGTCGTCCTTATAAACGTCATTTACCGGACCGCGACACGCAAAACTTCGCACCCGAAAGCTGCCGCCGCCGCCGTAATCATTAGCGGCCTGCTGTTTGTGGCGCAGCCCGGACACATCGCACAAACCGGATGGGGACCCGAAGCAGCAATATTTTTTGCGGCACACCTTGCGTTCCTGGTTCCGACAATGATTAACGGAGCTTTCATCGTTTCCGCTGCCGTGCACGCTTCACACAACCTGATTGTTTTTGCACACGTCACAGGAATTGACACCGTTTTTTCCCGAACCGCAACACTAGCCGTCTACGCTACAATGTTTGCAAACGCGTTCCACCTCCTGCACCGCCCAACACGAAAGGAAACGCCGTGCCAAACGCGACCTACCGATGCCTGAGCACGCATTGCGGCGTTCCCGCCGACCAGAGGCACAGCTACCCGCTTCCTAACCTTTCACGCTGCCCTTCGTGTTACGGGCTTGCAAGGCGGCAACCAAGCTGGCACACCGTCACAGCCGCGACAGTGCCAGGAGGACACGACGACGAATACCGGGAAAACCCATGAGCGCACCGACTATCGCACCGCCCGAACGTGACACTTCCAAACAGACGGGCCGCCCCGACAACGGCAAGCGTGACCCGTTTCGACACATCGTAGACGACGCAGAAGCCGCACGCCGAGCAGTTGCCAGCCGAACACCAGTGCGGGCACTGTGCGGCAAAACGTGGGTGCCTAACCGGCTAAGACCACCGAGAAACACACCTTTGTGCATCGTTTGCGACACGCTCGCAGCGCAACGCTACCCTCACCGGTTCTAACGTGTCTAACACCGCAACCGCTGACGTTTTCGCTTCCCTCGCCGGAAGCTCGAAATCGCCTGCTGAAATGCTTGCGGCTATGCCCCAAGACCAACGAAAGCAGCTGCTTAAACAGTTGGGTGAACAGACAGTGGCAGAGCTTTCAGCATCTTGGAAGTTTTGGGCACGACCAAACCAGCTTGCCCCTCCGGGCGACTGGTCCACCTGGATTATCCTTGCCGGTAGGGGTTTCGGCAAAACGCGGGCCGGAGCGGAATGGGTTCTTGACCGGTGCAACGAGCTTGCTACAACTGACCCTACTCAGCTGCATTACATTTCGCTCCTTGGGCGGACGCCGGCAGACGTTCGCGCCGTGATGGTAGAAGGAGAATCTGGACTGATTGCGTGTGCGTCACGGCGCGGCTGGGAAACACAATATGAACCGTCGAAACGGAAGCTCACCATCTGGACCGCCGACGGGCGCCCATCTGTCGCTATCGGATACACAGCTCAGGAGCCAGACCAGGCAAGAGGACCGCAGTGTCACACCGCTTGGATAGACGAAGAGGCCGCACATCCGGACAAGCGCGACGCAGAAGGTAACACTGCCGTCACTAACATTGAGCTTGGCATGCGTCTTGGCAGCGACCCGCGCGCCGTCTCCACCACAACGCCGAAAGCTACCAAACGTATGCGAGAGCGTTTGCAGGAGCCGGGCAGCGTAGTCACGCGCGGAACTACATACGACAACCTCGCAAACCTTGCAAACGCGTTTAAAGACCGCATCCTCCGCAAGTTCGAAGGAACACGGCTAGGGCGTCAAGAGCTGCACGCCGAGCTGTTGGACGACATCGCCGGCGCACTATGGACTGTCGGGCAGATAACAGAAGCTACCGTCACCGAACCTTACGGCGCGCTAGGTGAAACCGTTGTTGCAGTAGACCCGCCCGGCTCCGCCGGCGGTGACGAAATGGGCCTTGTCGTTGCCGCACGGGCAGCAGACGACGCCGACAGTTTTTATGTGCTTGACGACCGTTCCGCCGGCGGACTCACACCCAACCAGCGCCTCGAACGCGTCGTCAAAACAGCGCTCGAATGGCACGCAACCACCATCGTCGTCGAAACAAACAACGGCGGCGACTGGCTTCCAAACGCAATCCGAGAAGCGGCACGGCAGCTGGCAAAAACCGACCCGTCGTGCCGGCGAGCCAACGGGCTGCGCATTAAAACAGTGACAGCCACACGCGGCAAACAGACCCGTGCGGAACCGGTTGTCTCACTTTACGAGCAAGGCAGGGTTCGTCACGTCGACCGGTCCGACATCAACCGTCTGTCCGGGCTGGTGGAACAAATGACTGAATGGGTGCCTTCGTCCGGTGACAAGTCCCCTGACCGTATCGACGCGCTTGTGTGGGCAGTCACATATCTTGCCGGACTAAACGACACCGGACCGAACCGGGTAAAGTTTCGAACCTGGACGTAATTGCAACGCGGCGACAGTAAAAGGTAGACCTTCCCGGGAGCAAAAATGGAGCACGCATCCGAAGCTTTGGACATTCTGCGCACCCAAGCGGCGCGCGCGTCCAAAGCACGCCGATACATTGCAGGAAACCACGACCGTCTTGTGACGCTACCGACGCGCGCAAACTCCAACCTTCGACAGCTCGCAGAACTTCGTGACAACCTTATGCCTGCGGTTGTCCGTGCGCTTGCGTCACGAATCCACGTCGAGTCTTGGCAGACAGACCACGGCGACGAACTGGACGATATGTTGCGGCGAAACCGGTGGCCTTTGATGCAAAAGGAGCTTGTCCGTGAAGCTGTCGGATACGGAGACTCCGGACTGGTAGTGTGGCCCGGTGCCGATGGCTCATCGCGTCTCTACCCCCAAAAAGCGGGAACGTTCTCGGTAGTGTATGACACACAAGACCTAACAAAAATCACCCAAGCTCTAAAAGTTTGGCGCGACGCAAAGCGTCTGCGGGCGGCACTTTACCTCGAAGACCGTGTGGAACAGTGGGTCACAAAAGCGTCGAAACCGGAACTGCCGGAAAACCCCGACGGTTGGCAACTTTTCGAAGAGCCGGTGTCTCACAACTACAACCAGGTTCCGTTCTTCCACTTCGGGAACGACGCAGATTTGGGGCTGATGGGTTCACCAGAAATCGAACCGGCAATGCCGTTGCAGGACGCACTTAACTTGTCGCTGTTTAACCTGAAAGTGTTGCAGGAAGACGCAGCGTTTCCACAGCGTGTCCGAATCGGTGTGGAAGCTATGGCTGACCTTGACACAGGCGAGGTCCCACCGCCCAAGTCGGGTCCCGGCACCACGTGGGACATGCCTACCGGCGGGGACGTGAAACAGCTGCCCGGGCAAAGTTTCCGCGACTTCATCGAAGAGCAGAACACGCTTCGTCGGCAAATCGCAGTCGTGACCGGCACGCCGGCACACATGCTGAACTTGGAATCAAACGCGTTGCCGTCCGGCGAAGCGTTGAAGGTGCGGGAACGGACGCTGACGGACAAGGCGCGTGACCGGCAAGACACTTGGGAAGGTCCGTTGGCAGACGCCGTTTCGCTTGCTTTGCACATTGACGGCGTGGAAGGTGTAGACGGCAGACGTCCGACAGCAAAGCCGGTGTGGGCCGCCCCTGAAACTGTTGCAGAAGCGGACCGTGTGGCGCTTGTCGCGCAGCGCGTTTCTGCTGGATGGTCCCGACGTCAGGCGCTTACGTCTTACGGGCTGGATGAACGGCAGGTTGACGAACTGTTGGCTGAGCGCGCGGCAGAGGAGGAGGAGGAAGCGGCACGCCGCCGTGCAGACTTTGATGCCGGGCTTGTCTGATGCCGTCGGAACAGGTGCTGACCGAGCTGGCGGCGGACCGGGCGGCGGTTCAAGCAAGGGAACGCGCCGCGCGCCGTCGTGCTCGGGCAGCTGCTTCACCTTACCGGCGGGTGTGGGTCGCGGCGTTGGCTGCCGGTCAGCGCACCGTGTCGGGAACGTTGGCGGGTGAAGCGGCGCGCGAATGGGCCCGGTCCCGCCGGGCGTCGCAAGCAGCTATCGAAACAGCGATGGCGCAAGGTGCGGCGCGGGGTGAACTGTCGGCGTTGCGTTTGTTGGAAGCTGCCGGGCTTGGTCGCGGGGAAGGACAGGTGGGCCGTGAGGTAGTGGCAGAGTTGACGGCGGAAGGGTCCCGCTTGTCACGGCTGTTGGACCGCCGGTTTGCTGACAGCGGTGTTGGCGGTCCTGAGCAGGTTGGGCGCCTGTTGGAGTCCGGGTTTGCGGACGGGCTATCACCCCAAGAAGTGACGCGTCAGGTTCTCCGAGAGGTGGACGCCGGCGTTCGTTCGACGGAACGTATCGCGAGGACGGAGATGATGAGGGCACACCGGGAGACGAACCGGTCAGTGTTTCAGGAGCGTGATGGTGTGACTGGTTGGCGGTGGGTTGTTGATGAGAGCGCGCGGACGTGCGCAGTGTGTTGGGGGCTGTATGGTGAGGTGTATCCGACGTCTGCCGAGTTTCCGGCGCACCCGAACTGCCGGTGCCGAATGGTGCCCGTGTTGGACGACCCGGAAGCGGACCGGCTGGTAGCTCCGGACGACAAGAACACGGCGTTTGCAAGGTTGTCACCAGAAGAGCAGCGCCAAGTGTTGGGACCGGGTGGGTATGACAAGTGGCAGGCGGGGACGGGGCTTGACGAGTTTGCGACGGTGACTCGTGACCCGGTGTGGGGGCCTACGGCGGTCCGGGTGCCAAATAGCAGATTGTAGTTTTGCGGGTGTAGTGGTTGCCGTGTAGATGTGGGCGCATCTGCAAGTCCCGAAGGGTTGTTGGCAAGGTGCAAGTGGCGGCTTTGGCAACTACACGCAGTCTGCGAGGTTTTTACGGCAGAAACCGTGGTTGGTTTGGTGTTGACAGACGCAACAACGAAAGCGCAAGAAAAGGGTAACAACAGGTAGCTAACAGGACCTACCGGTTCCGCCGCTCAGCGCACCATTCCGTCACAGCAAACACAACTATCGACACAATAAAAATGTGAAGCAAAACCAGCTCCTGCCGAAAAAACTGTTCCCAAAACATGGTGTCTCCAAACGGTAGCGGACGACGAACCGTGCACCCCGTTTCCCGCCGCGCAACCAGCCACCACAAAAAACCAGAAAACATCGTTGCGCACCCACGTCCCGGCTGGACAGTATCAGCCAGACGAGTAGCGTCAGCGACGCAAACTTGGCGCAGACAAGTAGCGTTAGCGACGCAAAAAGTTTGAGGCAACTATGAGCACACGACTTGGAAACATCGGCACTACCAAGCTGGTCCGCGCCACGAACCTGTTGGAACTGCTGCTGCTGCACACGCAAGAACCGTCGCGCCGTCGCGCTTACAGCGCCGCGCTCGAAATAGGATGCCGTGAGCTACTTGCACGGCAGAACGCACCGCGCACCGTAGAACAGGCGACACCGTTTGACAGGTAACACGCGCCGAATGTTATCGGCAAGCTAACATTAGAACCCTACCCACACTCGCAGGAGACGCCCCGATGAGCACCAACACCCGCCCGCACCGAAAGCCGTCCGACTGGCTTGACCGGTGGAACCGCCCAACATACATCATCCACGAAGAAGTGCCAGTAACAGACGACCCATACGGCATCGACAACCTGGACGACGACAGTATCTAACGAGCAAACAGAGAAAACGAAAACTGAAATAACGCAACAGAACCCCGGTTCCCCTTCGACCGGGGTTCTGTTGCGCAATAAAAACTTGGTGCGACAGTAACTCACGAAGCGCGACGCTTACCTTTACGCGATGTAAGGATGAACGATGACCCAGGAAGCCAACACCAGCACGACCACCACCGACACCGGTAACGACGAGCACAGCAGCGACGCCGGCGCCCCACCGGAAAGTCCGGAAAGCGCCAACACTGACAACGCCGCCGGCGAAACTAACAACGACGACGCCGACGAAGAAGTCAAAAACCCTGCTGCTGTTCTTGCAGCGCTACGCGAAGAGCGAGAAACACGCAAGAAGCTTGAAAAGCAGCTCAACGGGACCCGGACGCAAAGCCAGAACCGTGTTGCGGAGCTGGAAGCGCAGGTGGCACAGCTAACCGCCGAACGGCAGCAAGTCCAAGCGCAGGCCGCAGCAGCACAAGCCGGAGCGACGAGCCCCGAACTTGTCGCAAAGCTTACCGCCGACGCAGAAAACCCCGTTGCCGCCGTCGAAGAGCTAAAAAAGCAGCACCCGGAACTGTTTGGGACAGCAGCACCAAAGAACGTTCACGCCGGACAAGGCCGCGACGGTCAGGCCGGACGCACCAGCTTTGGTGAACAGCTTGCACAGCAGCTCCGCCGATAACATGCAACACAAAACCCATCATCTACACATCGCATAGGAGTTTCGCAAATGTCTTTCAACACTAAGATTACCGACCGGGACAGCGCCGGCGCGCTGATTCCTGAGGACGAGTCCCGTCAGCTGCTTGACGAGCTGATGGAGTCTTCCGTTATCTTTTCGCAGGCTCAGAACCAGGTTCAGATGAGCCAGAAGCAGACCCGCCTTCCCGTCATTGACTCTGTGCCTTCCAGCGCATGGGTTGAGGGCGACACTGGCCAGAAGAGCGTCAGCAAGGCCGTGTGGCGCAACGTGTTCCTGAACGCCGAGCCGCACGCCGTTATCATCCCCGTCCCGCAGGACGTGGTTGACGACATCGACGGCATGTTCTGGGACATGGTTCGCCCGAAGATTGCGGCACGGTTCGCCACCGAGCTTGACCGTGCAGCTATCCGCAAGGTCAACGGCAACGCGCCTCTCGGCTGGCCTGAGGGTATCGCTGTCACCGCCCACGACAACGGCGCGTCGGTCGAAATTGGCACCAACGCCGCTGCTGACGGTGGTTTTGCCGCTGACGTGTCCGACGCTTTCGAGTTCCTTGAAAACTCTGGCTACGACCCGTCGCTCCTCATCGCCCACCAGTCCTACCGTGCGAAGGCGCGGAAGGCGCGTGACGCTGAGGGCCGCCGTCTCGAAGAGATTTCGCCGGAACAGGCTTACGGCATCCCGGTTGCCTACCCCGGCGCCGACGTGTTCGGTGAAATCACCTACGGCGAGGAGCCGAACGAAGAGAGCTTTACCCCTCGCGCGGTTGTGGTTGACACCTCCCAGCTGGTTGCCGGCACCCGCCTTGACATCACCTACAAGGTGCTGGAAGAGGCTACCGTCACCATCGACGGGAACCCGGTGAACCTTGCTGAGCGGGACATGGTTGCTCTCCGCGCCGTAGGCCGGTTCGGGTTTGCAGTGTCGAACGCGTTCCGGTTCTACCAGGAGGACAACGGGCTTATCGCCCCGGCTGCCGTCCTGACCCTGCCCGACAACGACTGACATACTACGCATCACCGAAGCCGCCTCGCCAAGCGCGGGGCGGCTTCGTGTGTGTCGCACGCCGAAACTGTCACAGCAGCAGCAAGCGGCGACAGTCTCAAACAACGTTGACGCAGGAGCAAATGTGAGCACGCAAGAAGCTATCGACCTGGTAAAGCTGCACGCTGCCGCCAGCTCAGAACCTCCGGTCGACAACACTGATGTGGAAACCGTTTTGGAACAATGGAAGCTACCGGACAGTTTCGGCAGGCTTCCCGACGACGCCGAGTGGGACCCCACCTACCTTATTGCCGGCGCCGTGTCTGACGTGTTTAAACTGAAAGCGGCACGGGTCGCATCGTCGTTCGGGTTTACCGCTGACGGCGCATCATACAACCGGGAACAGATGTTTGAGCATTACACGCAGCTTGCAGAGCAGTGGTCCCGGCGAGCGACATTGGCGAAGAACGGCGGTGTGACCGTGTGGGACCCGATGGGTGCTGTAAAGTCGAACCGACGCCAAGACACGTTCGGGATTGTCCCATGAGCAGCGAAGAAGAGCAGCGCGCCGCCGAGTTCCGCCGCCAAGTTCGGGCACGTATCCGGTGGCGTGAAGGGGTGTGGGACAGGCTGCCCGGGCCGGGTCCCGAAGCGAACGCGATTGAACAGTCTGTGCAGCCGCTGCGCGACTGGGTTGAGCAGCAACGCAGCCCGGCAGACGACCCGTGGGAGGACCTGTGATGCTTACCGCTTCCGATATTGCATCTATGCGCGCGACACAGGTAAGCGCGCTACCTGACGTTGGGACGATACTGCGCCCTACCGTCAGCCCAGACGCAGCCGGTGGCGCGTCCACGTCGTGGACTGCCGACAGCGAAACGGTGGCGTGTCGGGTGCACGCCGGTTTGGAACGAAACGCACGACAAACTTTGGCTGAAAAAGTAGCTGTTGAAGCTACCCACACAGTAACGGTGCCGGTAGGAACCGACATTGACGAAACCTGCAAGCTGGCTGTGTCGGGACGAACTTTTGAGGTGCTGTGGGTTCCCGACCGCGAAGAGTGGCACACCGCTGTTCAGTGCGCTGCTAAGGAGACACGATAATGGCGGGAGCGAAGATTGTTCACGACCGGAGCGGCGACGTGCGACAAGCGTTGAACCGCGAGCTTAGCCGTGCCGTAACGAATGCGGTAAGCGTCGCGCACGGAGTTTCGTCACGAGAAGCGCCGGTAGACACCGGGAACCTTGCTAACAGCATCCGAAGCGAAACAAGTGGCGTCACAGGAGAAGTGTTTACCGACGTGCACTACGCAGTGCATCAGGAATACGGCACGGCAACACACGCCGCGCAGCCTTTCATGCAACCGGGGGCGGACGCAGCAAAACGGTATCTTTCCAGCGACGCCGTTCGTGATTTGCGACGAGCGGCAGAAGAGGCGGCACGATGAATACATCACCTATTCTTGTAGCGTTCGAGTTTTTGTGGGCAGAACTTGGCCCTGATTTGGGCGGTCTCGTCTCCGCATGTCGTGAACATCCCGCTGAACAGCAAACCAGCTGGCCCGTCGTCACTTGGCAAGAGCAAACCAGCTCTGACAAAACCGGGATTGGCGACATCCGACATCTTACGCACGTGGACGTTCTTGTTCGAGCTGTCGGAAAAAACGCAACCACTGTTGACCTTGCCGACGCTGCACAAGAAATCGATNAACGCGTTCACGGTGCGACGTGTGTCCCTACCCCGTCGGGGGAAATGCTTGCTGCAACAAGGCTGCAACCGTTCATCCTCGTCGAAGAAAGCGACGGGACACAATACCGTCATTTGGGCGGCATTTACCGCTTCACCGTTGCCTGACTTTACCCCCCCGCGACAGTAGCGGGTAGCCGACCCCTTAGGTTTAACAATGTCGCGACCTGCTACCACTTCAACTCAGCGCCGCCAGCTTGGGGCGGAAACCGCGCCCGGTGACGCCACTGTTGCTGACCGCATTGTGGAGGGTCTTACGCTGACCCCTAATATCGAAGTTGAAACCGAACCTTACACTCCTGACGGCGCTAAGCTTCCTGCCGCCGTCCTCCTTCACCGCGAACACACCGCGTTGACCGGCGAAGGTGTTCCATGCTACCGGGCGCTGACTTACGCGCTTTCGTCTATTGTGGGCAACCGCGTCACCGAACCACAAGGTTCCGGTTGGAAGCACACGTTCACGATGGGCGCGCGCACGTGCGACACGCTGCAAACCTTTACGGTGGAGTCCGGGCAGGCCTGTGGAGCTGACGACGCTATCCGCGCTACCTACGGTCAGCTGTCGTCCCTTACTTTGGAGCTGTCACAGGCAGGAACCACCGCGTCGGTTGAGGCGGAAGGGTTTGCAAAGGCTGCCACTGTCGGCACCACCCTTTCAGGACACACCATTCAGACGGTAGAAGTAGTTGACGGTGACGCCGGCGAGTTTCAGCTGAGCCTTGACGGGGTGGACACGCAACCGCTTCCCTTTGACGCTCCTGCAAGCGCTGTGCAAGCCGCGTTGGACCTTGTGTTGGGTGATAACACCACCGTGGTGTCCGGCGGTCCTCTCAACACTGATGTAGTCGTTATTGAGTTCGTCGGACCGTTTTCACAAAAGGATGTTGCCACGTTGACGGTTGTAAACAACACCGTCGAAGACGACCAGGAAGAGCCGGTAACGCCAACGGTAGTTAAGGTTTCCAGCGGTGCAGAACCTACCGTTGTAGCTGTCGCGCCTCTGCTGCCGGAACACGCAAAGGTGTATGCTGACGAAACCTCTGGGTCGCTCGGCAACACTTCGCTTGGTCGTCTAACTGCACTGACGCTAACCGTGTCGGACCGCATCGAGCCGGCGTTTTACCTTGACGGCGAACCGTCGTTTTCAGAGCTTATCGAAGCGCTGCCCGAAATTCAGTTGGAAACAACCGTGGGTGCAACCCGCGACAACGTGTTGCTCGCTTCGAACCAGGTCCGCAGCGGCGAGACACGGTATCTTCGCGTCGAAGCCGAAGGTCCGGTTCTTGATGGTGTCCCGTCTAAGCTGACGATTGACCTTGCTGTCCAAGTTGAGGAAATCGCAGAGTTTGCCGACGAAGACGGCGTGTATGCAGTGACTTACACGTGGCGGGTCGTCAGCGACGAAACGGCAACGTTGCCACGGTTTGAGCTGACCAACGACCTGGAAACCCTGTAACCTACTACACACACACACGGCCCCGGCTCTGCGTATGCACCAGCCGGGGCCGTGTGTGTCTTTAAAAGGCACAATGATACCGTTACGGGTATTATTGTGCCCGAAGTGCCACCGCAAACCAGTCAACGACAGTATCCGACAGCGCCACACCCGACCGTTAGGAGCGCGCTATGGATATCCGTAAGCTCACTAAGACGCACGCAACCGCTGACGCACGCAGCCTGTCAATTCCGGTAGGTGACGGCGAAACTGTCGACCTGACGTATCACGCCGCGTCGGTGACGCCAGCGCTGCTAAACCAGCTGGCCGCTATTGAGCAAAAGTCGAAGAAAAAGAACCTCACCACAAAAGACGAAGTTCAAACCGCGTCGGTTATGGTAGCGTTTTTGGTGTCGGTCCTTGTTGACTGGAACCTGACCGAAAATGGCAAGCCAGTTCCAATCGAACAGAAAACTCTTGAACAGCTTGGCATCGCTACTATCGCTTGGTTCTGGGAACACATCAAAGACGATTTGGTGGAAAACTCAGCGGGAAACTGACGTGGGGCGAGTATCGGCGCCAGGTCGCATCCGGGGGCCGATACGTTCCCGAAACGGGTGAAGAGCCCCCACCGTTTGATTACGTCCTGATTAAGGTAGGGAAATACCTTGGTGTTGCTCCTTGGGAACTTGAACATGCGCCGTTGCGCTGGCTGGTGTCCGGTCAGGAGTCCATGAAGGTCGACCGTGCCGCAGAAAAAGCAGCTGAGAAAAAACAGTAAAAGGCAAAGCCGGTAACGCTTTTACGGCTTTACTGTTGCGATGTCTGACGCGGCGACAGTAGCACACAGCCGACCGTTGTCAGGAGATTCCCGTGGAAGTTTCGCGCCTAACCGTCGTTATCGACGGTGACTCGTCAGGCGCCGACCGCGCGTTGGACAACGTGGAAGGTGCGTTGGGCAACGCCGAAAAAGCTACCGGGCGCGTTGGGCGGTCAATGACCCGAAACGTCACCGCACCTATCGTTGGTGTCGTTGGCGCAATGGCAGGGTTGGCAACACGAACAGCGTCTTCCGCCGACGAAGTGATTAAAGGTGCCCGTGCCGGTAACATCTCAACCGACGCTTACCAGGAGCTGCAATACGCGCTTGGACAAGCCGGGTTGGGTCAGTCGTCATTCCAACGACTGTTGGACCGAAACAATCAGCGTTTGGGTCGTGCCGCCGACGGAACCGAAAAATACCAGGAAGCGTATGACTCGCTTGGTGTAGCTATCACCGACACAAACGGGGACTTGCGCGCCGGCGGAGAAGTGTTTGAAGACGTGTTGGCTGCTTTGGGCGACATCGAAGACCCCGCGCAGCGTGCAGCCGCAGCGTCTGAACTCCTTGGCACAAAAGCGGGGCGGGAACTTGCCGCTTCGCTGGACGGCGGCAACGACGCGTTGGCGGAAGCGAGGGACCGCGCCCACGAAATGTCGGCTGTTATGGGCGACGAAGCGCTTCACGGCGCCGAAGATTTTATGGACGGCATCGATGATTTGAAACATGCGTTTGACGGCGTGTTGCACACGCTGGGAAGCGAACTGATGCCGGTTCTGCACGACATGCTTCCGCTTATTGAAGACTCTATCGTTCCGGCGTTGCAGTCGTTCGCTGAAAGCGTCGCAAGCCTTATCGAATGGTTTGTAAACCTTCCGGCGCCGGTGCAAAAAACTATCGGTGTTGTTGCAGGGCTTGCCGCTGCTGCCGGTCCAATTTTGGGGATTGTCTCAAAACTCATCGGTCTTTTTAAAGTTATCCTTCCGCTGTTTAAAGCTCTTGCGATTGTCGGAAAAATCCTTGCTGCCGTAGTAGTTGGTATTTCCCTACCTGTTCTCGCTGTTATCGCGGCAATCGCGGCGTTGATTGCGATTGGTGTTCTGTTGTGGAAAAACTGGGACAAAGTTACTGAAATGGCGGGTCGTGCATGGGACGCTGTAAAACGCGGTGTTTCGTCGGCAGTTAATTGGGTGGGAGAACGTATTTCGTCGCTGGTCGATTGGTTCCGTCGCCTTCCTGGTCGGATTGCCGGTGCGTTGGCAGCGGTGCCGCGCATGATGCTAAACGCCGGCAAGAACATTATCAACAGTTTGTGGAATGGGATTAAGTCGGTAGCGTCTAAGCCGGTTGACGCTGTTAAAGACGTTGTGGGCAGCGTGAGAAACTTTCTGCCGTTTTCTCCGGCGAAGGAAGGGCCGTTTTCCGGTTCTGGTTCTCCGGAAAAGTCGGGTCGAGCAATCACGGGAGATTTGGCGGACGGCATCGCTCAAAACGCCGCGCAGGTTCGAAACGAGCTGTTGAGCGCCTTGGCGTCTCCTGATGCTACCGCTACCGGCATTGACGCTGCAACTTTGACCGGTGCGCCGTCAGCGGGTGCAGGTCAGGCGGGTGTTACTTTGCAAGTGTCGGGTCCGCTGGTTGATTTGACTGTTGAAGGCGACATGGACCGGGAGGTGTTGGCGGAGATGGAACGACGCTTTGAGGACCAGGCAGAGACAGTAGCACGTAAGCTGGCTGACGCTATCGAGCGGCGGTAAGGACTTCACAATGTCACTTCCTACACCTACTTTGACTGTCACCGCAGAGGATGAAAATGCTCGCGTGCGGTTGTTTGTGCAGTCCGGACCGTTTCAAAGTGTGACGCTGCAACGGGTTCAAGTCCAACGGTTCGAAGAAAACGACTGGGTAGACGTTCGCGGGTCCGGTGATGTTGAGTTGGACGCCGCAGGCGACTGGGAGGGCACCGTTTTTGACGTGGAAGCGCCGTCGCGGGGTGATGTTACCTACCGGGCGCGGGTGGTTGACGCTTCGGACCCGGCGGTGGAAGACCCGTCTGATTTTACGGGTGACGAAACGGTCGCTGTGAACGTGACGGGGTTTTGGCTTGTTGACCCTGAGGATTCCGCTGCTGGTGGTCGTATCAGGCTCGACCGTGCCGCGTTGACCTGGGGACGTGACCGCCTTTCGACGGCGTTCGCTCCCTTGGGTAAGGGGCGGCATGTTGTCGTTTCCGGCCCTCGTCGCGGGCGACGGTATCAGCTGACGGTTTTGGCTATTGGTAAGACTGTTTCGGACCGTGTAGAACAGGTAACTGACCCTGGGCGCCCGTTGCTGTTGCGGACTGATGACGGAGACGTGTTGTATGTCGTTCCGATGGGTGAGCTGGAAGTTTCAGTGGAGCCAACGGCGACGCGTGCAGACCGTCCGGTGTCTCGTGTTTCGTTGGAGCTTTTGGAGGTAGACAGGCCCGGTGATTTTACAGGCGTGCCGCTTCCCGACCCGGGTGGTCCGAGTGGCGTCCGTATTTTCGACAAGATACAGGCTGGTGAGCTTACCGCTGGGGAAGCTTTTGTTGACACGTTGACTGCTGACACGGTAAACGCTGACACTGTAAACGCCGACGAGGTGAACGCGGACGACGTAAACGCGGACGACGTAAACGCTAATGTTCTAAATGCAACCGAAGCGTTTGTAAACTTGTCGCCCGTTCTTACGGAACAAGGTTTTGTTGTCGGTCGTGAACTATCAACATCAGCTATCAACCTTGTTGATTTGCCGTCAGGTTTCCAAGACATCCCAGGAATGACCGCATCTATCCCAGCTACCGGAAAACCCGGTGTTATTATCGTCACTATCACAGCAGACATTCAGCAGACAGGACCGGGCGGAGTGGCGATTGAGCTTCGAGCTGACGGGTCTCGTGTTTACGCTACGTTTATCCGGTCAGAATGGGGCACTGGAACCCCGTCGAATATGTCACGGCGGTTGGAAATGACACAAACTTGGGTTGTTCCATACGACGGTAACGGTGTGACTTTGGACGCGCGAGCAGTAGAAACGCAAGCCGCAGCAAGCACAAACATTGTCAGAGAAAACTCGCAGCTTATTTATATGGTTTTGCCAATTGAATTGCAATAAGTTTCTGCCGACATAACGAACTGGGAGATACCGTGCCTTCGTCAACTTTTATCGATTTGCTTTCACAGTCACACACCGCCGTTTCGGCGTGTGAAGTCATTAGCCCTGACGGCAACACTGTTGTTAATCTTGTTGTCGACGGCGGTTCAGTAAGCGTAGACCGAAGCAGGCTGCTCCGGAGAGCAGCGTCGGTGCGAGGTCCCGCTTTCGACACAGAAGGACGACGGCTCGTGCCGGTAGACTCCTTTGTGGGTCAGGAACGGATAGAGAAATACGGTGAAAGTTCCGACAAGTTTGGCAACGCCGGTGACGTATACGGAGCGTTTACGCGAACGGTGCTCAGTTCGCTTGTTGCGCCTTACGGCACGACCTTTCGACCGTGGCGCGGCATCGTATTCCCTTCCGGTTCGATTGAATGGGTATCTCTCGGCGTTTTTCTGGTAGAAGAAGCAACGTTTGAAGAAATCGACGGTGTTATGTCTCTCGAACTTGCCGGGCCTGATGTTGCGCAGCGGTTTGTTGACGCACGTTGGCCTGAACCATACCAGGTAGAACGGGGTGAGCCTTACGGTCAGGCTATCGAACAGATGCTTGAAGAGCGCGTTCCCGGGTTTGATTACGATATTATGCCTACCACTGCAACGTCTCCTAATTTGGTGCTGGGTGACGAACAAGACACAGACCCGTGGCGGGAAGCGTCACGAATGGCGGAGTCGTTTGGCGGTGAACTGTTTTTGTCTGCCGATGGGACGGTTACGGTTGCTCCGGAACCAGACGAAGACACGCCGGTGTCGTGGGAGTTTGTAGAAGGTTCTCGGTGCACTGTCAGCGAGCTGTCGCGCCGTCTGTCGCGCAGAGACACGTTCAACGGCATTGTGGTGTCGGGGGATAGCACCGGTTCGGATTACCCTATCCGAGCTGAGGTGTTTGACGAAAATCCGGATTCCCCAACTTTCCGGGGGACGTTTGGCGATAAGCCACGGTTTTTTTCGTCGTCGTATATTAGAACGCAGGCGCAAGCACAAGACTATGCGAACGCGCAGCTGCTGAAACGTCTCGGGTTGGATGAACAGGTAATTATCACTTCCGTTCCGGTCCCGCAGCTCGACGCGGGTCAGGCGGTCACTGTTCGGCGCAAACGGTCAGGGTTGGATGCTAAGTTTATCATCGAAAAGGTTGACATTCCGTTGTCAGCTGACGGTGAAATGACTGTGGAGTGCCGTCGGGCCCGGAAGCTCGGCACTTAATTAGGCGGCGACAGTCTATTGTTGACAGCGAGGAGCAACGATGAGTAACGTGGACCGGTTGGCGGGAACGCTGACAGAACGCACAGTGAACAAAGAAACTGTAAAGTTGCGCCGAGCCGAAATCCGTGGCGTAAGTGTAGACGAAACTAATGAGGTTCGGTGCGACATTCGTTTGGACGGTTCTGCTTCGACGTTGACCGGCATTGACGTTTTGGGTTCTTACCGTCCGCAAATTAACGATGTTGTGACAGTTTTGCGTTCCGGTCCGAACACACTAGTGTTGGGCAGGACCGGTGAGCAAACCGCTCCGGCAGGACTGTTGCCTCCGCCCATTGTAAGTTTTGCGCAATGGTGTTTGCCCGGGTGGGGAGGAGTCCGTGACCGTTCCGTTCAAATGCCTTCGGCTGCTGTTGGGAGATACCAGTTCGCTTATATTCGTGTTGATGAAGACATCAACACGAGCGAAATGGGGGTGTATATTCCTTCCGGTGGTTCCGGGTCGTCGGATGCTAGTGTAAATATTGGTATTTACACTTTGGACGCTTTGGGTGCTCCTGACAAAGTTATCGCTACTACCGGTCCTTTGGATTGCTCAACGACAGGAGAAAAAAGCAATACCGTTGCGGCGTCGCTGAAACGAGGTTGGTATGCGGTAGCTTTTGTAGCTAACGAAAGTCTTAGATACCGCACATTTGCTGCCGATAAAATTTCTACGATGCCGACGACAGGGCTTGGCGATTCGCTGCTTTCTTCGTTTAACCTTGCATCGTTTTGTTCTGTTGATGGTTTCGATGCCGACGCGTCTGGTTCGCTGAGAGACGGGCCGTTTGGTGATTTCGCGCCGTTTTGTTCTGGTGTCGGTCCTGGTTCGCCGGTCGCTCTTCGTCTTGTCCCGATAGTCCCTTGATGTAACGCGGCGACAGTAGAACGTAACAACACTTAGGAGCTTCGGATGGCTTGGCCCCCTTCAAACCTGCCAACAAGTCGAACGAACGACGACTTGACACAAAACACGCATCCGTCAGACCACAACCAAGCAAACTCGCGTCTTAACCAGATTGTTGCTTTGCTTGGGGACGACCCGGGTGGCAACGAAAACAATGTTACTGAACGTGCCGAAGCTATCGAGTCCGCTATTTCGGCGCTGCAATCCGAAGTTGGCGACTTTCAAGCTAAGGCAACGTTGCGTTCCGGTTTTTCGGCGCCGCCGGATTCGTTGGGTGAAGATGGCGATTTCTTCATCCGGACCGGGCTGTCCCCGCTGCTGTATGGTCCAAAACAAGCCGGTTCTTGGCCTTCTCCTGTGTCGATTGTGGGTCCGCAGGGCCCGAAGGGTGACACTGGTCCGCAAGGGGACCAGGGAATCCAAGGTCCGCAGGGAGTGCAAGGCGTGCAAGGGTTTACCGGTCCTGTTGGTCCGCAAGGTCAGCAGGGGCCTCCTGGACCGGAGGGACCGCCCGGTCCGGGTGTCGAGCTTCCGGCCAATCCGCAAAGCGGAGATGTTTTGTCGTTTGAGTTGGACCAGCTGGCTTGGGATAGCAACGTCGTTAGGTCGCTAAGTGTAGAAAGAATTGTTGTTATTCCTGATGGTGCTCCGTGGCCGCCGTTGTTTGAGTTTCCGAACGTTCTTTACATTCGAGAAGGTGGCGAGTAATGGGTATTTTGCTGCCTGATGTGCCGAACATTCGTGTGAATGGTTTTAACGTTTCCGAAGTCAGGTTGAATGGTATCGCTGTTTGGCCTGTGGGTGTGGAACCGGTCAAAATTCTGTTGCAGTTTGAAGTCAACGTCACCGACCCGAACGGGGCGACGGTCGAGCTGCCGCTGGTCGAGCGTGTCGGTGTGACGGTCGATTGGGGCGATGGCAGCCCTGTGGAACAGGTGCCAGACGGCGGGGATTCCGGTTTCTTTGTCGACCCGTCGTATCCGTCACATCAGTTTTCGCAAGGCGTGTATGTCGTGACTGCCACCGGCATTGACGCTACGATGGAAAACAATCAAGCCCCGGCGGGGGTGGAATACATCGAAAAAATTCTGGACTGGAACATCCCCACATTTGCACGGGCATTTCAGAGTTGGCCGCACAACTTCGAGGTGCCGCCCACCATCCCGGCGCAAGTCACCAACCTGAGCCGCATGTTCAGCAACGCATCGGCGTTCAACCAGGACATTGGCGGGTGGGACACATCTAACGTCACCGACATGAGCCGCATGTTGGCAGTCGCAGAGCAGTTCAACCAGGACATTGGCGGGTGGGACACATCTAACGTCACCAACATGAGCGGCATGTTGGCAGTCGCAGAGCAGTTCAACCAGGACATTGGCGGGTGGGACACATCTAACGTCACCAACATGAGCGGCATGTTTAATGGCGCAGC